CCTGTTGGTCTTGTCATGCACATATATCTTAGTGCATCGTAGGCGTGATCTTCTGCCTTTGTATCTACATCCTCGCTGTTCGTCTTTGAAAGTGGGATTGTGGGTAGCGTTCGTATAAGGTTTGTACAGGTTGCGAAGATTTTTAGTTTGGGTTCTTCAGTACGTTCGTCCACTGCTAAACGACGATGCAACTCTATCTTTCCTGGGAGCCTGTTCTTGTCCGCTGGAATCCACCTTACACCGTTCCGAATCATGGTCTCCGCTATGCTGGGTCCAGTACCGTGTTTTGACCAGCAAGATCCATCAAGAACGGATATCTGCATAATAGGATCGTTGTCTTCCAGTGCGCTTACTAGATTTGCCAGGGACTCACCCGTGTAGCCTTTATTGTACAGTTCCCGATAAATCCATATTGTACCATCCCAATCTACTGCCCCCCAAAGAACACAACTAGGGCTACTGTACCCGTAATCTGCGGCTCGTAAGCGAGGCCAATTATAAGGAATCTCAAATGGCTCAACAACGTGCTTGGTCCTGTCAAACTCTGCAAATGCCGCACCATCCGCAACGTCCCAATCCCCTTCCAAGAGCCGCCTTCGTTCCACTTCGGGTAACGAAAGCAGCATGGCTTCATATTCGCCGCTCTCCATCAAAAACGGATTGTCCGTCAGTCGCGCTGGAATGAACCGTCTTTGGTACAATGGCTTATCTGCGTGGATCGGATGATTAACACCGTATCGCAAGATCTTGCCACTTTCTATGTCCGTAGCCCAAAAGGATTCGTTGGGTGGGGCTGGGTCCACGAACATTTTCTTTAACCACCATCCCCCAACACCACCTGGGTTGGCGGAAGCTCTCATGTACGTTTCTATAGAAGGATCTGTTGTACGTAAACGAGAACGAAGATAATCCCAAACATAAGATGAAGGGTACTGGCCCAGTTCGTCAATACCTATCCACGTAAAACTCTGTCCTTGGTAGCGTGTAACGTCCACATCCTTGTCAACGTAACTGAACAGAGCGGTAGCTCCACTGGGAAAAGACCAAGTATTCTTGGACTCACGAAAGATCGCACCTGGGAAAGCTTTAGGATACAGCTTACGTGATTGGTCTACAAGTTCCGTAAGTTCCGCCAGAGTACGTCTAAGAAGCAGCGCCCTGTGGTTGCCGTTGGAAGCGTAACGTAGTTAATCCACCAACATTGCGAATGATTTACCACCACCTGCCGCTCCTCCGTACATAACTTCCTTTTCGGGAGCGGCCAGAAAGTCAACTTGTGGTCCTTTATTAGGACGAAAGACAATTTCCGTGTTATCTTCAATGTCCTCCCGTATGTCTTTGGGGAGTTGACTTATGAATTCTTGAGTGGTTGTACCCCCAAAACCTGCCAATTTCTGTCCGTTTTTCAGGGTATCTTGGCTATCTTGGAGCCTTTTAAGCCTAGCTTCGGTGGCTTTTTGCTTTTGTTTGGTTTGTTTTAGTTGCTTTTGGATGTCACGCTTCTTGCTTTCGTTACGTGACAGGTGATAATTACCCCTTTCCCCAGGCTTTAAACGAGGTCGTGCCACCTACTAGTAGTCCAAAAGTTTTGTCTTGCGTACACCGCCACCGTTGGCATATTTCTTTTTATTTATTACGTTTCCGCCAGAAGCTAAGTTATATTCCTCTATTGGTCGATATTTACCCACCCCTTCAGGTTTTTTACCTCTTTTCTGGATACCCCTTTCCGTATCATCAGGATAGCGAAGATTCTTTTTATCGGCGTCTATTTTTCTTTTCTTTTGTATGTTGTCTATAAACATTTGCAGTTGCTCATTTGTTGCACCCTTTGGGATATCTTTGTGTATGCCCAACTTACGAATTATATCCATGAGACCAGCGCGCCTTGAAACAGAATCATCTTTTCGACCCCTTGTTCTGTCCGCCTCTGTAAAATCTGTCATTATACGCGCTGCCCTTCTCGTTGTTCTTTTCTTTAGATGTTGTATTTTGCTCTTCGCACACCACCACCGTTGGCGTATACTTTATTTTTTCTTGTCTTTTTTCTTTTGTCAGGCATCATTGCCCGCTTGGCGACACGACCACCATGAGCCAATAAAAGTGGCTCCCCACCTGGACGATCTTCCAAACTTCGTTGTTCAGCGGCTAGTTCCAGATCTCTGAGCATCTTCTCCAGTTGTTTGTTAGAGAACTCTGTAGGGTTTAATGTCGGACCTTTCATTCTTTTTCCAGCCCGAAGCTCCTCAATTGCATTGATAAGAGATGCTTTTTTTGTACCGCTGCTGGTTGGAAAAGCTACACCAAGATCCTTTGGGTCTTCATCTGGTAATGCCATTGTTCTTTTTATACCCCCTCTGGGCTATCGTCGTTTTCTTTGAGGGACGACGAATTGATTACGATCTCTTTGGGTCTGTCTTTGGAAGGAAGCATGACTATGCCGTGCAGGATCTGCCCTTCCATCTCTATCTGCTGCTGCTTGGCCAATCCGACCCTGTGTAGAACGCTTTCGGCGGTCTTTAATCGCATGTCCATCTGATTAAGGGGTACGGTGCCGTCTGCATCAAGACCTTCAATAATACGGTTCGCAGCTTTAACGGAATTGGTAGCCAACATGCTGCGCGTACGCTCTATGATCTCATTTCGTAGAGTTCGCGTCAGCCAAGATCTGGATTGTTCCTTGTAACCAGCAGCCATAATAGCGTTCTTAACGTGTCCTCCGTTGTGAAGGAGTTCGTGTAAGAACTTTTCTTGCTTTTCAGTCAACTTTCGCCGCTGTTGTTGTTGTTGCCGCTGTAGGTGTGGTTGCTGTTGCTGTTGCTGTGTGGTGGTGGTGGTGGTGGTAGTTGGAGAATTAATCATGTCAATTTATTGGTTCTTCGTTGTTGTTGTTATCGGTAAGAAGTTCTTCAGCGTTGTCCCGTATAGTATTTATTATGGATTCCTGGGTCATCTTATTCTGGATACTCATAATGGAAATATTGCAGTGGGTTGTTTTCAAGGAATCAGACATGTGGCCAAGCTTACACGCTATGGGTCTGTCTTCATATATACTACATAGATTATCTTCAATTTGTAAATATTGACAACGAACAATACTGTCTGTGCTGGGTTCGTATCTCATGCAACACATGCCACACTTGATACACTCCCAAGGATCAGGAATAACATATTCCGTTGTTGAATTGCGTAGGCAATCTGTCACGTGTCGCTAACTCTTCCTGGTGGATGATAAAGAAGCAGAGAGAGCGTCTTATGGACTGCGCTTCTCTTGGTAGGTGGATACGTCTTACGAACTGCGCTTCCTTTCTCATCATCCACAGATAGCGGCCTAGTAGTATAAGAACAGACTGCCTACGCAAACTCTCTCTCTCTCTTTCTCTTTCTGTCTTTCTGTCTTTCTCCGTCCGTATGCTTATACGGAAAATAAAGAATAACAGGTTCTCCTTTTCTCTTTTCCGTTCTTTGTAAAAATGAATTATTAATAAGTGGTAAAGTGTGAGACCTGTATCTTCTCTACCTGCGTGTGTATATATACTATTATAACGCTGTATACCACTTTGTCAAGTAAAAAATTAAAAAATTACAAAAAAGTTCATTTTTTACTTGACAGATCTGTCAGGAGGGTTATAATAGAGGGTATACCCGATGGGGGAATAGACCTATAGATATACATAGATAAGTACTATGTAGTTATATGTCTTCTTAGATCTTCAATGTGCGTGTATGTGCGTGTATGTACGTGTATGTGGGTTGTCAAGAAATAGACCCTTTGTAGATTGTTATTATTGTTGTTAAAAATACAAAAAATGTGGCGGCTGTATATATAAAGCATAGGCAGGGGGGTAATGGCCCATTCGGGGGTGTTCCCTTTTTGTCCCGCGCACAGCTTCGCCGATGCTGATCATGTAGCTATATAGGGGAGAACCCAGCCCCTTTATAGTTCCTGGACGGGGCAAGCCAGTTACGCCACGTGCGCAAGTTCCCATAAGTTCACCTGACAATTTAATAGTGGTCAAGATTTCCTCGATGCATAGAATTTTGTGGACTATGTGGGGCAGGTGGGCGCTACTAAAACACCCCTTCAATAACAACGCTATCCCACTGGCTCAAGGACTTGCTGGGTTATCCGCAAGCCAGACCCTTTCGATAAAAAGAACCCCACATACCATAGTCAGTATGTGGGGCTAAGTTTAGGAGGGTGACAGGGAAACTAGGAGGTAATTTCGGTCGTGTCGTCAACTGGTGGGGGATATAAGAGGTCAACCGTTCGTTTGTGGCGTCTAGGTTTTACCACAGCCACCAAGCAATCGTCGCAGCATACTTCGCCGCCGATATCCGAAACTGGCCAGGGACAATTACCCCGTGAACCCGCTGGCCAAATGGGACCACGACACACACAGCATTGTTGGAATACGTCCATTTTACCAAGCTCCATTCTACCAAGCCCACACAAGCGTAAAGAAGCACCAAATACTTGCCCAAAGAAAAGCCAGACCGATTGGCTCGACTACGGCCAGCATCACGAAAGCCTTTCGTTTTGACCAGTTTGGATTGATCATTTTCCACCCCCTTCCCCAGGTTTTATATCGTCAAATATGGCCATGATTTGCTTGGCCACATTAAACTCCCAGCCAACTGCTGTCGACTTCTTCTCCCTTTTCCACATAGTTGCGTCCAGTATCAAGGATGAAGGAATCAACTGTGGCTTAAATACTTCATCGTCGTTGTCGTTGTTGTTGTTGTTGCTATCACTCATCGTTCGGACCTTTCGAAAAAACGCTATCTTGGCAAGGTTGGCACATACCCGAAATATTATATTCCTCGATATCCCGCTGGGTTCTGAATTCGGTAGCTGATCCGTCACAGATAACGCATTTGTCGCGCTTGATCGTTTCAACGCGGTTGCGCCCAGTCATATCGTTTAAGAATTGCTCGATGGCAGGTGCTTTATATGTTGGATTTCCCATTAGTTATGTTCTCCGATGTTGTTGTGTTGTGAAAGGTATCCTGGCTCTATTGCCAGGACACCCTTCGAGTTTTACCCAAATATTATGATTAACACAAGAACAATCGCTACTATCATGGCAGTGCGATAAATACCAATAAGAATGCCATTCATGCAGCGATTACGCAGTCAGTAACTCTTTGGCTTTTTCCATAGCCGCTGTTTTCGGATCATTCGTTGGTCTACCATAAAAGGCGCTGTCCAGTTTATGGTCGATACCAAAGTTGCGCACTGGCTTGTGGTCGGTCATATAGCTGACAGTGTTAAAGGCGCCCCACAGTGTACCTCTGGCACTGGGAAGATCCCATCCAGGATTGACTTCTGTGGAGGCGACTTCGATAAGTTCGTTCTGTATTTCATCGACACGCTTACCCGATGTCAACGCTTCGATTTCTTCCCGCATTCGCGCAATAATTTGGTTTTTGGTTTCCTGTTTATGATCACCGAGCGGCTTAAATTCTTGGCCACGAAAATAAGCCATCGCCTTTCGCACGCCCTCCGAATGGGTGATGACGCCATTATCGGATACCTTCTCCCGTCCACCAAACACGGTGCGAAAAT